TACCATCCAGAGCTTCTATAGTTCCTACTTGGGAAGCTTCAACAACATTCTCTCTTAGCTCTTTAAGCTTTGGCATATTGGTTAAGAACTTAGTGATCAGTTGTTGTCCTGCTTTAGCAGAACCACCAACCACCTTACCTATCTTAGCTGGACCAGCACCATAAAGAAAAGCATAGATGAATGTCTTAGCTTGATCACGGTCTGTAAGACCAGCAGCTTTCATGTTGGCTGTATGTACATCACCATTAAGAACTTCGTTGGTGAAGTCAGGATCATTCATGTAGTGAGCAAGACAACGTAACTCTAGTCCAGACGCATCTGTGCCAATCAAGACATGAGTATCAGGATTAGATATAGTCCAAAGAGAACGACACTCCTTACCATACGGTGAGTAAACTGCTGGTACTTGAGCCATGTTGGGAGAATTGTGAGCCATTCGTCCAGTGATGGTACGTAATGTCATAACTCTGCCACGTACTTTGTCATCATCTTGACAAGCTTCTATCCATGCTTTGATCAAGCCTGTACGTTTCTGTAGTAGAAAGTATCTACTAAACATCTTAGCTTCTGGCATATTAATAGTGTCAAGTATTTCTTCTGATACAATAACATTACCCTTGTCTGTTTTCTTTTTAGGTTTCCAACCTAGTTCTTCTAGTCTCTCAGCTATCTGCTTACGACTAGCTATGTTGAAAGGTATATACTTTACCTTAGTCTTAAGCTGTACTTCTCTTGGCTTGAACATTTCTTGTGCTTGGTTCTCAAGGTCATGTTGTTCTTCCTCTAGTGTAGCAAGAAAAGACATAGCTTCACGTAGGTTAAAAGAAAAACCATTCCTCTCTTGCTGATCTACGATAGCCCTAACCTTAAGCTCAAGGTCATAACTCTTAGAAGAGAACTTCTTTCCTTCTTCTTCTAACTCTTTAGCCACCTTATGGGTTAGTCGTACATCTTGTCGGCAGTACTCCAACATCTCAGGTGTATACATATCAAAGGTATTGAAGTCACCCTTTGGAAACTTCAACCTCTCACCCCATGAAGCTAGGGAATGACCACCATCTCTGATAGGGTTATATAGCTGTGACTCTATCAGAGTATCTCTTACTTGTGATGGTTTTATTGTTGATCCTGTTAGACGGTTAAGTATTGGAGCATCAAAGCTAACTCCATTATGCATGATAAATTTATCTATCATCTTTGACCAAAGTGCAAACTCTTTACACTCATCACCTACCCATACCTTTTCTTTACCGTCAGAATAGTTACGAGCTACGATACAATGTATTAGAGTTGCATCAAGGGAGTCTGTTTCTATATCAACTATTGCCGTTGTCATAATTACTATCCTACTTAAATTGTTCCACAATTATTTTCTTCATCATACAAAGGATGTTTTAGTTTATCTTTCCCATCATCTTTGTATTTTAACATTTCTCCTTCATAATCACACATATCACACCCTTCTAGTTCTAATCTATCACCATTAGCTAATTCTAAACAGTTAGGGCAATCAAAATAAAAATCTTCTGTTAAGGTATCACTTAAAGAGGGAACCTTTCTCATACCTGAGTTCCATTTATCAGCACCTTCTTTAATCCACACTAAGTAATAGTCTTGAGGTAGCCAAGGATAGCCTTTTGGTTCATCTCCTTCGTCATATTCTATTTCCTCAAAACCCATAACATTTCTATCTAAATTCTCAAAAGGAAAGCACTCTTCTCCTGTTTTAAATACATAATTAGCACCCAAAAAATAAACTTCTCTTCTAAGGTCAGCCCAATTAACCATAAAATTTATTTGTTCTTGAGTTATATTAATTGTATTACTCATCTTCATTCTCCATAAAAGGATTATTGATCTCAGTCATTCTACCACTTTCTTTATCATAATGCAAGCGACAAGATACACCAGTGTCACCAGTATACCTATTCTTAAGCACACGAATGGTAGTTGTATTAGCTTCAGTAGGATCATCAGCTTGCTGGTTACGTTCCAATGCAACCACACTGTCAGACAGGTGAGCAATAGATGCTGACCCTCTAAGGTGGGACAGAGACACTTCTCTGCCATCCTCATGTCCTCTGTCACCTGCTGGCCTACGTAGGTGGCTGACAAGTAACAGACCTATGTTTGTTTCTTCTACAAGAGAACGTAGCTTGGTCATCAGTATGTCAATAGACTTACGCTCATCACCATTATCTTCTTGGCCTGACACCAGTATAGATAGATGATCTAACATGATCCACTTACAACCTAAAGCTTTAGCCATAAACCTAATCCTTGAAAGTATTTCATCATTAGAGATAGAACCAAAGTGATCAAACGCAAAGAACCTACCAGTGCCAACAGTTTTATCTTGCCACTCTCGTAGTTGTTCCATACTGAATTGATCTCTTATCTCCTTGATATACAGTCGTTGGTTAGCTTCTACACTCATAAGATTGAACGCAGTATTCCTGATGTTCTCTTCCATTGCAAGCACACCAATGTTATCTTTGGTATTGCTCATGATATGATGCATTAGTTCTCTGATGATACTAGACTTACCCATTCCAGCACCACTAGTGAAGGTGACTAGCTCACCAGTACGCATACCATAGGTCTTGTCATTAAGACCTTGCCAAGGATACAACACTGTCTCGCAATACTTCTCATCGTATAATGTGTCACCTAGATCAGCTAAGTTCCTGATCCCTGCTGGTGTAAAAGGCTTTGAGTTCCACCAAGTACTGTTGAACTTCTCACGTTGGTTTGTCTTAAGATACTCATTAGCATCTTTAAGTTCCATGTTCATGATCAAACATTTGTTAGGCTCAAACAATTCTGCTACTTGAAGAGATGCTTCTTTGCCGGGTGTGTCATTGTCAAAACACAGTACAACTTTCTCAAACTTATTGAGGTAGTCAAAGGAATCACGGCAGTTTTGTAATGCTGATGCTGCTCCATTCTTAATGGAGACAACAGCCCACTTGCTACCAAGCATCTCATAGGCAGACATAGCATCTATCTCACCTTCACATACAGTAACATACTTACCAGCCTTACCAAATATATTCTCACCAAACAACCCAGAGCCAGTAAGATTACCTTCAGACCAAAACCTTTTAGCTTGTACCTCACGTACTTTGTTAGCTATGTGTAAACCATTCCTGTCAAAGTATTGATAGATATGGTGGGTAGACATACTCCCATTCTTCTTGATCTGTGTGTTATAAATCCTTGCTGTCTCTTTAGATATCCTTCTCTCGCTGATAGCATCAACTATTCCCTCAGTCTTGAGGGTACTGCTTGCATTGTTTGTCATTGATATAACTTTCTGTACTTCCATATCTCTGTCTCCATGAATATATTTTTTACAACTGTAACAAAACGAATGACCATCCTCGTACTTAGTGTTAGCATCACTAGAACCACAATGGTCACAACTTCCCTTAACGTAAGCAACTGACATTCAAATCTCCTATATAATTAAAAACCCTATAGAGTTCGTAAGTACTAACTCTATAGGGTTTTAATTAATCTGTTTGACTATGTATTTAACATCAGGTGTATACCCCATTGCAACACATAGTCTGTTTCTATTTTCTCTTTCTTCTTCAGCTAACTTTTTACTGTTAAAAGTTTCAACAATAGTTTCGCCTAGAACTAACTGCCATTTATTATTCTTCATAAGTCTCTTCCCATATATGATTCACCAACTCTGTTCTGGTGGACATGACTTCATCAGCTTCTTTCTTTGCTAGAGTTATAGCTTCTGCATGATCGTATCCTTCCTCCTTATATTCTTTTAAAAGAGTACGATACATCTGTTGTCTTTCTTTATTCCACAGATTTTTTGACATCATTCTCTACCCATGTTGTTTTACCAGAACGTCCTAACTCTTCTCGCAGTTTCTTTACAGTGTACTGTAACTCTTCGTTTTGTTTTCTTAAAATGTCTATATGTTTGTGTAGTTTATCTATCTCAAGTGGATGATACATGATCTAATTTCCTTTGTCAATATAAAAGATATGCGCTCCTACCCTACCTAAGTTCTTAAATCTTTTTGTTTTAATAGCCCACCTAGGTTTAACATAGTAAGCATGGTAGTGTGTGGCTCCTTGAGTTCTTTCAAGAAGCACACCTTCTAATACTAGAGATGCTACATCCATTACTTCAAGCAAGGAAGTATAATCTTTTATTCTTTCTTCTTTACCATCACAGTAATAACTGAACTGGCATCTGTTACGTATCATCCTACCATTTCTTTTCTTACCTTGATGGACAACCTCACAAATTGTAGAGGGATATCTTTTATCTTTAACTCTTTGTATTATAACATTAGCTACTGCTATCTTAGGTATTAATTTCTCTGACCTAGCTTCATAATAAACAGCTTCAACTAAGCAGTCTAAGTCATTGGCTTTACTAGATAAAGGTATAAAAAATATAAGTAGTATAATAAGTATTCTCAATGTAACCTCACAATCTTAGCATCAAAGTCTAACTCTTCTTCCATGCCATGTTTAACCAGAAAACGTACAGCATCTTCTTCACTAAGAAACTGTTTTACTTTTAGGTCTTGTTCATCTGGAAGTACAGATATGTTTTCTAAATCCATAGGATTTTCCATTTGAATTATTATATACGACATATTATATATCCTAGAATAATAAATTTAATAAATAAATAAGTAACATTATATTCCTCCATTATAAAACTTTTGTGATTAATATATCTACTACATTTAATACAGTAGGTACAGCTAAAGCTACTAGTATTAGTCCTATCATTATACACCTCCTACATTTTCTCTCATAATATCATTATGATTAAGTTCTGTCCAGTAAAGTTCTAGTGCTTCAGTCTTTTGGTGTGCCATAAACTGATGGTATTCACCGGGAGGTACGATAGACCAATCATATTTCTTTAACCATGTGCTATCTACTAACTTATAATCTTTCCATCTTTTAATTTCTAACTCACCAGAAAGAACATAGAAAGCATTGTACTTAGATTGGTGTGCGTGTTTACTACAGTACCCTCCTAACTCTACATTTATGTGATGAACTTCTACTGAAGGGTTCGTTATTATTGGCATGGTCTGACCCCATACCTTACCTTCTTTAATCATTATTATCTCCGTTTTTTTCTATTAAATTTAAATTAAGTTTACTACATGTGGGACATAAGTTAGGAGTATGAGCATACTCGCAATGAAAACATCCTCTTTCTCTAACTTGTTTTAATGTTAATTTAACTGTATCACTCATTATTATCCTCCAATTCAAAGTCAAGTGCGCCACATTCAGGGCAGTGATCAGGTGCTTCATCACCTTCATGAGCATAGCCACAGTCTACACAGACATACCATTTAGTCATCTTTATCTCCTTTTAATTCCTGAAGTGTGTTTGATATTCTCCAAAATGCTTGAGATAATTTTTGATAGTCAGACATATACATATCTCCATCCATCTCCTGCATATTTCTAACAGGATCACAAACAAGTTTATCTAATTCTTTAAACATCTCAAGCATGGTAACATCTTCATAACCCCACTTAACTAATGTTTG